TTGCAACAAGTCTAAATTCGTTACGCATTGCATAATAGCAACGTTTATGAATGGCTGTCATGACTCTTGAACCACGTTCCAAGAGAGCAACAGTCGTTCCAACGGCTCTATTTTGCACATCTGTGCCTGTTGCCATATCTGTAATAGATGCAAATCGTTGACCTGCTTGAACTACAAAGCCCATTAAGTTAAATAAGGTTACAGAGGGCTCTTTAAAAGGCAACATTTGGAATTGATCTTTAATATTTCCTCCAGGAGCGTCTACATCTCTAAATTCTCCAGGTTGAAAGGGTTGATCATCATCCCTAATTCGAATTCCTCGCGATTTAAAACCTGCTGGTAAATTACTGAGTGTTCCAGCATCCAGAAGTTGTCTTAAAGCAGTTGTTGCAGTTCTAGATAATCCACCAATCATGTGAATTAAGCCAAAACCGTAAAAACCTAAACCTGGTAAAAATTTATAATGAACAAAATATTCTTTACGTCTATGAGTAGGATCATCTGGTTCATAATTACGATAAATAGATAATACTTGGCTGGATCCTTCATCTATAGTTACAATATAAGGAATTTTAACTTCCTTTTCAGGATTTTGAGTTTCAAATTCTTCTAAATTGAGATCAACATGCATTTCTAAAATATTAAAATTAGTTTGTATATCTGCTGTAGGTACAATGCCTTCTAGTTGATCATATTTTTTCTTAATATCGCTTACTCCAGTTTGAACTGGTTTTAATTCAATATCTCTATAAAAACCTGTTTTTTGTTTTTTAAGAACTTCATTTTCACTCATTTTAACTAAGTGAGTAATCCGTTCACAATCCATTAAATCAGTTGCATAATAAGGAACGACTAAATCTTCTGCGGGAACGAATTTGGAAACAGCTCGTTCCATAATTGCATCATAATAAATTTTTTTAAAAGCAGATCCTGCTAAGGGAAGGTAAAATAATAATTGATCAAACTCTGGAGTATATTCTTCCATTTTCTCCATGAGCATATAATTCATGAAATCTTGGACACGATCAGCTTGTTGCTGTTTTTCCTGTGTCTCGTCTCCAAGTACTTTGCAACGAACGGGTCCATCGGATGGAAGAAGTTCCTTGTAAGCTTGTGCTTGAAATTGAGTAACCGCTTCTGCTAACAAAGGGTGGGTTACATTAGCTGCCCCTCGAAAGGGACGAGTCATCTCAGTATATTTAAATCCTAAAAGATCTAAACCCTGGGTATAACCCGTTTCCCAATCTTTTCTTGATATTTTGTCTTTTTGGTATTCATCAACTAGCTTAGATGCTAATCGTCCTAAAACCCTATCGTCTAAATCTTCAGCCAAGTTGGCATAGAATTCCTCTTGAGGTGTAGTTGTTTCAGTTTCTTCATTAACTGCTTCCTCACTAGGCTTTTCTACTTCAACAGCAATCTCTTGTTCAGTTGCTGGACCTTCTTCTTCCAGAACTTCATTCTGCTTTTCAACATCAGCCATTTTTTACTACTTAGTAAGTTTTAGTTTTAAGCGTACCGTTTAGTCTAGTTTTAACGTAAGCTGTGCCACCTGTAGGAACATGTGGGTTAGAACCCATAGTTCTTACTTCAGTGCCGTGTCGAGCTTTAATCATTTTACCTGATTTAGCCCAATCCTTTTTACGTTTGCCCCAATCGCCGTAAGACATATCTCTTTCTTTTGCAGTGCCTTTACCTTTACCTAAACGCATGCCAAGAGATTCGTCTTCTCTAGCGTAAGTGCCTTGAGCAGCCTTAATCATTTTGCCTAATCTAGCGTGCTCGGTTTTAATAGAACCACCATGTTTTTTCCAAGTAGAAGCACTAATACTGCCTCCTGCTTTTTTCCACGGTAACCAGTCCCATTTTCCTTTTTTAGCAGTCCCACCTTTAGGAGTGGAAAAAGTCTTCGATTCCCAATTCCATCCGCCTGGATGTCCTTTCATAGGTGGTACATGCCCATGCTTGTAGTCTGAAGGTATGTCTTCCACAAATCTTCCTGGAAGTTTCTGTTCAGTTGCAGCCGTTTTTAAAACATCACCTTTAGCACCTTTGCCCATCATCTTCGATGCAGCATAAGCTGCTAATCCGGCTAGAATAGCTTTCTTAATTTTCTTTTTTGCCATGATATATATATCTCCTTAATTGTTCTAATATTATCATTTAAATATGTTTACTACTAGACCACCCTTACTTTTATAAAGCTTAAAAGGTTGTTCTAGCATTTGAGGGGTAATTTTCAAGCCAAAAGCTTCATAGTAAAGACGAGGGTCATTAGGAGCTAATTCAACGATCAATTTACTTTTGCCTCCTACATATGCCTCAGCTTCTGCAAGTGTTTTGAAAGCCATTTGGTGTTCACTAGGAACTTTAGTGTACCCCAGAATTCTTGCTGGTGAACCAGCGCCAAAGTCATGTTTCATAATAATCTTAAAAGGTTTAGTGGGATCTGATTTAGCCACTTTAATTGTTTGGGCTATCGAATCATATTGAAGCGCCAGTTTTTTCATTCGTTCAGGCAATACAGCCATCATTTTTTCATTCGTTAAAATTTCTTTTCCTTGTTTTTCCGAATAGGCTTTAACCCCTCTCATTCCTGCTTTACCATGAGCTGTTCCATAGAATTCCCAATCTCCCAGTTTGCCTAAATTATCTGTAAGTCTATTGGATTTTAAAGCATGAACTCTTTCTACGGGATTAATAGCAATCCATTGCAGGCCATCATCAGCCGCTGTCTTGGCCATGTGCTTAACAAGATGATCTCCCCATACATCTCTTTCTAAAAGAGGTAAAAAAGGAACCTCCTTGTCGCTATATCTGCCTGCTTTAGTTTGTAGGTTAGAAGCATTCAAAGTACTTTTTCTTATTTCATCAAATTGTTGATTCAATTTCCAATATTGTACTCTTTCGCTCTCTGACAAAACACTTTGACGAGAGAAAACTTTCATTTTTCCTAATAATTCGTTCATTGCATGATTAGCCTGAGCGTATTCCTGTTCGGTATTAAAAGGATTAGTTCTAATTTTTCCTTCAGCCATTTTTTCCCAAGCTTTTTGTTGAACATCCGATTGACCTTCGTGAACGACATATGCTTTGTCTCGTCCACCTGCAACTGCGCGTCTACCATATCGTACGTGATAAATCTGATTATCAAAGGATATGCCTGCTACTTTTTCAAAGTGAGCTCCCCCACCTTCTCCTGGTTTAACATTTCGTCCGTAAGGAATTGTTTTTGGATAATAAATGACGTCTTCAATATATTTTTCATCACCTAGAACTTTGTAATCCGAATGATCTCCGTATCGTGGAGATTGATCCATTGTTCTTTCCCGACCGAGTTTTCTTAAAAGATTGGTATGATGGGCTCTATATTCGGTTAATTTATTGAGATCCAAAGTAATTTGATGATCTTTCGCTAGCTCTTTGGACACTGTTTCTAAATATTTTATATTACCTTCAAGAGGTTTAATGGCGTTAACCATAGAAGATAGTTCAGCATTTTTATTGTAGTAATATTTTTCTATTTTATTTAAATTGGTGGCTATTTCACTTCTGCTTGCATTAAATCCTTCGATATAGCGGGTAATAGAGCGTACTTGGGCAGGTTCAACGGTGCCTTTAAAACTGTTAAGGGTTCCTACTGCATCATCAATGTATTTATTTAGATCGTTGGCTATAATTCTGGATTCTTCAACCATGGGGGTGACAAATTCAAAACGCTTAACCCGCAAATTAACTGCAGGCGATTTATTAATCATATTGAGTAAATCAAGTTTACTAACTTTCATTCCAGAATCTTGAGCCGTCTTTAAAAATCCTCCCACGACTTGATCTCCCTTTTCACCTCCGAATCGAAGGATATTGACATCCTCGAGTTCAGATTTAGTTACATTCATTCTGACTTTTTGAAAGCCTGCTTGTCCACTTCTGAAAGAAGCTAAACGGTTAAAATTAGAAAGTTCCTTGATCCATATCTTGGCATCCAATGGTTTGTACGCAGGATGCTGCGCAATGTAATCGTATAATGACGAACCGAATCGACCTTGGTTAGACCCTTGTGTTAAAGGTGCAACTTTAGCTTTGGTTGCCACCAGATCCATCGCGCCTTTGACATCTGCAAATTTTCTTTGAGGATGTGGTTGAACAATTAATTCTTTTGCTTGAGCCGTTGGCGTTTTAGCAATCTTGGTAACTTCTGTTACCTTATCGACAACCTGGGGCGTGATCCGTGTAGCGGCAGGCGGTGGTGTTTTTGTTTTTGCAATCTTTTCTAGAATCTTGAGACCTGGAATACGCTTCCTTGCCAAATAGGCAAGGGCCCCGATTCCCGCTCCAAGAGCCAAGGTTCCCGGAACTGCCGACGGTTTTTCGTATGGTTCGTATTTGTCTGCCATTATAATAAATCCTTGTCTACGTTTTTAATTGTAACTTCACCACCTTCGCTGTGCTTGGTAGCTGATTTAGCTTTAATCGTTTCTTGATACTTACTTAATTCTGCATACTGTTTTCCGAAGCTCTCCAATTTTTTCTTCGTTGCAAGATTATGATATTTTTCTAATTTTTTAATTTGATTAACATTTTTAGCTTTTCCCCAAAATAAACTGACAGCTTTTCTCTGGTGCTTAATAGCCATATTGCCCAATTTTTGAAGCCTGTCTTTGGTTACTTCAGCAACTGCCAGTTTTCGTAAATCATTAGGCTGTAATTTTGCTACTCCTAAAGGTGCAAGTTCAGGAGTTTTCCTTATTTTTTTAGTCTTTAATTCTTTAATGCTAATTCTTTTTTTCTTAAAAAGCTCAGGATATTTTTTGGTCGCCGCTCGATAGGCTAATTTAATTCCTTTTTTTACAAGAGTTCCTCGTAAGGCTTCTAGAATAGGTTTCCATCTACCCTTCCCATATATATCCTTCTCTAAGTAAGAATCACCTAATGGTCCCATATCAGGTGCCAGTGCTTTTCCTCTTCCTATAGGGTATTTTTTTTTGCCATGTATAATATACATTTTGTTACGCTCTTTTTTCCATTCCTCAAATTCTCGTTCTTCTTCCAATCTCTTTAATTCTTTAAATATTTTTCCATGTTTTTTAGCTAATTCTCTTCCAAGTGTTTGTGTCATAATAAACTCCTATCCACATTTTTGCCAATAACCACTTCACCGCCTTCGTTATGGGTTTTAATTTGTGGATTAGCCATTTTATTCATATAGACTTTAACAATATTTTTATGTTTTTTTTCATACTTCAGTAATCGGTGTTTTGCGACATCCATAACTTTTATAGCCTTATCGGCTCTTGCTTGAGTTTTAAATCTTTCCTTAGTGCTTTTAGATTTTATTAAGTCTATGTATTTTTTTAAGCCTTCTATTTTTCTGCCTTTAAGTTCTAAAGTTCCAGTAGGGCCCAGCTTTTTCTTTTTATAGATGTCTTTAACATAGGTAGTTAGTTTTTTTATAGCTTCTCGAGATTTAGGGTCTCTGTAAATAAGTCGTATTCCTCTACTGAGTAAGCCGCCTGCTAATAATTTTTTAACTTTCTTCTTTTTAAATCGTTTCTTGTATTCTTTTGCTAAAATATTAACACTTTTTTTAGCACCTTCTTTAGTTTGTGACATATGAACTCCTCCATACATTCTTGCCATTTCATTTCGCCAACTTTCAGCTCCAATCCAAGATGTTGCTCTAGCCTTTCGAGATTTAATTTTTAGCTCTACTCCTCTTGGTCCGTAATGAGTGGATTGTTGAGTTATTATATCAGGCCCTTGAGGACTGCCTTTAAGAGGTTTTTGTTTAAACTCTTTTGACTTTGCGAGAGTTCTTTTACCCTTTACATAAAGTCTTTCTGCATGAACGCTTTTAAATACTTTTCGATATTCTTTGGCTGCCTCTTTTCTACGTAGAAGTTTTTGTGCTGCCGAAAGAAGTTTTTTACCCCTTTTGGTTCTTAATGCATATCTACCAATTCTTAGAATACTCATTTGTTTTTCATTCTTTCTTCATGCTGGGTAATTTCTCTCGTTAATTTTTTATCATAAAAATAAACTAGAAATATTGAAAGGGTAAGGGCTATAACACTTATGAGAATTACAATTGTTCCAATCATTTTTTTATCTTCCAGATAAGAGCCACGCCTAGGATAAAGCCTATCCACATCATCCACATATCATTAGCAATGAATATAAAGTTCATTATATCTATAACATCAGACCACATCATTTTTTCCAGAGTTTTTCCCAAAGAATTTTGAAATAAATAATAATTTCTTTACGCATCGCTATTAGATACCCTACGACTACAACGAAAATTAATAACCAGATCATTACAATAAATCTTTAATGTAAGCTCCACCTTTACCAACGACTACTTCTCCGCCTTCACTAAGCTCTCCAAATTTCTTGCCATAAACCTGCAGAAGCTCGGCATCGATATGCGATACATCTTGTCCTTTGGATAATAAAAATTCTTTTTGTTCTAAAAGTTGAGTAATCCTACTTTTACTTAATGGCATACTGCTCCTTAATAATAAACGAACTTTCTCCGATCCTGGTACTTTTTTTCTTCCTCCCAATCAGAGTAAGTTGATACAAAATATCCCTGACGATATCTTAACACAGCCTGGGTCATCGTATCTACATAGTCGTCGTTTTCGCCATGGGGAAAGGCTGCACATTCTTCGATTACTTCCTCAGCAAATTTTTCGTCTTTTGGGTAATAAACCGACCCTGATTCAAAAATAGGAGCTACAGCATTGACCCGTGAATGTTTATCTTTTCCACGGGATGGAATAAAATCTATAACAGGAATACCCATACGCCTAAATTCTTGCGCTAAAGGCAATCCTGTTGCTTTAGCTTCAATAATGACTGATTCGGGTTCCCAATATTTATAAGAATCTAAAGCTACCAATTTTAATTCAGGAAAATCGAATTTTCCCCTAACGGCATCAATCAATATTAAAGCTTCTCCCTGATCTTCATAAGGAGTAAAAACACCCCAAGTGGTAATAGCAGAATAATCGGCAGTTTCTTTTTTAGAATAAGCTGTATCATAACTTTGAATAACGTGTTTAAGTTTGGGGACTTTTCCTTCCCAACCATTCCACCACTCTCTTTTAATAATAGCTCCTTCTTCCGAAGTTGGATTCTGCATATATTGAGCAGACCAGTTTCGAACGGGTAGTGAAGCTTTAACTTTTTCTAATTCTTCAAGATCCCAGTATTCAGGCCAAACAGGATTTCCTGAGTCGAGAATCGCGGGAAAAGATATTTGTTTCCATTTATCCGCTTTAGGTTCGCTTTGAGCCTTGAGTAAACGACCTGTTAAATCATTGGCTGCCCAACGCGTCATAACCAGAACAATTGATCCTCCTGGTTGCAAACGCTGTCTAGGTCCCGATGTATACCACTGATAGGCACGATCCATGGCTCCCTCAGAGTACGAATCTTGCTCTGTGTGGGGATCATCAATAATCATTAGATCCGCGCCACGTCCAGTGATTGCTCCTCCTACACCAGCAGCGAAGTATTCGCCACCATGATTTGTTTCCCACTTCCCTTTAGCCTTGGCATCTTCTCGTAGTCTAACATCTCCAAAGATTTGTGCATATTCTGGAGAAGCTAATAAATTTCTAACTTTACTTCCAAATCGTGTAGCAAGTTCCGTGTTGTGTGATATCTGCATTAATTTCATTTTAGGGTTTCGTCCTATCAACCAAGCTGGAAAATGTACTGAAGCAAATTCAGATTTAGTATGTCTAGGTGGCATATTAACAATAAGTCTTCCTTTTCTCTGATCAGAAATTTTGGTAAATTCATTAGCAATCAATTGATGATGCCCCCATTCT